ATGAGTGCGTTGCAACTGATAGCATTTCCACACCGTTTCATTGTCATTACTCCGTTGCTTCACCACAAGTTGAGTATACACCAAAAACAAAAAACCCCTTCTAGTTTATGAGCATAGTTTGGGGGTTTTCAATTAACTAGTTAGTCTGACTGCATATAAATACGAAAGTATGTTAAGTCTGTGACAAAGTAAAAACCCCTGTGAGAGTAAGACAGGGGCTTTACCTTAATTATTAAATAATCTTTTTAGAACTGAACTACTGCATACAATGTTGAGAAGCCACTGTATGCACATAGTAGTATAAAGAAGCACCAAAAAATGTCAAGAAAGGTCAGGACGTAACATAAGGGTATGTTTGCAACGTGGGTGAAATGGTGGTTCGTGACCAGTAATTGCTTTATACTTTTTACTTTTACCACTTATAGAATAAATTTTACCTTCTTCTTTTCCACATACAGGGCAGTCAGAACCGTGTGAAGAAATTTCTACAATGTCTATACCAAAGTCGCCAGCACGGTTTATAACACCTTCATTGTTTGCACGTAACACGTGAGTTCTAGCCAACATTTCTGAATAGTTTTGTAATTCCCATTGTCTACCACCTTTATCAAGTAAAACAGTAAACCCTTTGTTTGCAAAAACTTCTTTTACATTTTTTTTAACTTCCCTTATACCTGCACCGTCCAAGACCCCTTGCGAAATTGTATTACGAATTTGTCTTTTAAGTTGGTCGTTTAAAATTCTTTCACCACCTTTCACAAACCCAGTAATAGTATTTCCAAAATCAAGGTAAGCGTCAGCCAATAAAGAATTTACTGCTTGTAAATGTGGTGCAAGTAACTTTTCTTTACCAAGTGTAGTAACTGTAACTTTACCCATAAAAACACCTTCTGGTGTAGAAAGTTTAAATTTCTTTTTTGAAACTTCAAACATTTTTGTTGCTTGGTTCACACCAGAAACATACACAGGTGCAATACTTTGTTCAACCCATTGTTTCACTGCTGTATCTGCTTTCACTGCTTCTGAACGTAGACGTGCAATAAATTGCTGTTTTTTATTACTGTTCAGTTCGGTAGACAACGCTTGAATTATAATATCTCTACCAGCGTTGTTTAATTTCCCTATATCTTTAAGCAAAGCATTTATACCAGCCACACTTTCTAAGTTTAAAATCTTTTGGCGTAGTTCTTTCTGGTTCATATTGTTAAAAAAGATAGAAAGCCAGTTTTACACTTGCGACTATTGAAAACAAAGTTACACAAGTAATAACTAAAATTGAAGCCCAGATTTTCAACCATAAAACAAAGTTTATAGTTTCAACCTTGCCTTCAAATTGTTTTACTGTGTCACCAAATTTATCATTTAGTGGTTGGCTAATTTTGTTTGTATCAGGAAACATAAAGTTTTATTTTTTAGACCACATTTTGGTCTTTTATAAATGGTTGGTTATCACCAACGCCAGCAATTTGGTCTTCGGCTTTGATTTGGTCAAGTTCTGCTTGTGCTTCTTCTTCGTCAATGTTTGCAATACGCATAATTGCTGAACGTTTTGAACTAATACCAGAAGAAACTTTGGCACTTTCGGTATTTGCTTGTTGAAGTTCGTCTACTGGCAGTACGTCAGAAAATTTAATTTCAATGTCGTCGTTGTAGTCAATATTAGACATTTTAAAACCAATTCTAAACATATCGTTTAATGCTCTTTTTAGTTTAGCCCTTTTTCGTGCAGTTTTACGCATTGTAGCAAACAACTGAATACGCAAACTAGTAGCAGTATCAGGCATTGCGTCCTTTGTTAATTCCCACATAGGTACACTGGTAATAGTAGAAATTACTTTAATTTGTGAATTTATGTGTGTATCTGCTTCTGCTAACAAAGCGTTATTGTTTGAAACGTATTCTGGTTTTACTTCGTCTTTGTTTCCAAGTCCGTACACTTCATAGGGTTTAACCTTACCGTCTTCGTCTATCATTGAAGCAGGTAGAATAAGTTTACTGTCCAAATTTTTAAGAAGTTGTGTAGCAATATGTGTTCTTCTTTCGTTAATTTCTGCTAATTGTGACATTATGTCATAGTAGTCTGACTTAGAAGAAACATTTTCAACTACACGAATTGGAAGGTCATTTAAACCAATAAGTCTTTCAACTTCTGGCAAACCACTACGACCAAGCAATAAAAGCATTTTTTCATAGTCATAAGGTTTTGCAAGTGTACCTTTTTGGTCACACTCCCACGCTTGTCTTTCTATAACACAGTCTTGGTCTTCAAGACGGTAATGCTGTGAAAGGCAGTAAGTAGTTTTTTGGTTGAAACTGTCAAATAAATCTTTAAAAGAAAGGAAAACAACCGAACCGTCGGCTTGTGGAAAATATTGGTCTTGTGCAACTGCTGAAATTCTAAATACGCTATCTTTATCAAGCCAACCAAGTAGTGGTACAAAGCCAAATTCTGACTGCTCTGTACCAATGTCTGCAACCTTTTCTTTTAGGTCGTTTTCATAAACAACTTCGTCAACAAAATCGTTTACTGCTTGGTTGTCAGTATTCCCACGAATAATCATTTTGTCAGTGTCACCAGCAACAAAGTCACCGTAAAAGTCAGAAATAAAAGCAGGGAAGTTGTGTGTTAAGTAAATAATGTCTTTTTCATTTGAAAATTGCTTTTTAAGTATGTTGTGAATTTTAAGGGTATTGTAGTGATTACCTTTATAAAGTGCGTGGAACTTTTGTAGTGCCAATACTTTTTCTTTTTCCACAAGGGTTGGAAATTTATTTGCTTGTAACATAAAATTTAATTTTGGTTATTATTATTTTCCTTTTCGTACGACTGTGTAACCATTGCAATGTCTTCAACTAACTGGTCTGCTTTCTGTTGTGACAAAGTATACAAGTCTTTTCTATCTTTTTCAAATGCACCCTTGTTGTTTTTTATTTGTTTCGTAAATTTTGACGTTCTAAAAATTCTACACGTTACACAATACGGTTTACCGTCAACCTTATGAAGTTTACGCCCAATTTCATTGTGAAGAAAAATAAGTTTTGGGCAACCAGCACACTGAAAACTGCTTACTTTTCGTGTCGGTATTATTAGCCCTTCAAAGTTCATAAATTTTTTAAGCATAAGACTATAAAATAAGTCTACTATATTTTATCAGGTTTGTCAGTAGCACCAACAGTTCTTTTGTTGTTAATAAGCCCCATAATCAAATAAACCAAAGCGTCTACGTCGTCGTCGTGTTCTTCAATACCAAAATTTACTAGTGACTGTATTAGTGCTTCACAACCATTTTCTGGGAAAAGAACCGTACCGTCTTTTATAAAAGGTGCAACCGTTTCTAGTCTGGCTTTTTTATCTGTAATAGGTCGCATAGGGTATACAGAAAGCCCCTTGCGTTGTAGCCCTTGAATTGCTGAACGTTGATAGCCAACTTCTTCTATATAAAACTTTGTACCATAGGGCATAGTACCAGCAATTTTTAATGCTTCATTTTGGGTGGCATAAAAGTCTACACGCTTCTTGAATATGTTGGGTAATATAAGAATATTTTTTTTGTCTTTATTCCACAAAATTTTATACCCACTAACGAAAGCAGTGTAGTCGGCAGTTTGCTTTTCAGAAATAGCCAAGTCGCCACCAACGCCTGCGTCTGTGATTTTATAACCAAGTTCACCATTAACGTCACGCTTAGTAAGTAATTCGTTAGGGTAATAGTGTATGTCAGTTTCTTTAACCACTTGGTCGTCTTCTGCAATAATTTTAAGTAAATATTCCCTTGCCCACGCTGTCGCCCCAACTTCTTTTCGTTTTTTATCTAACGCTTCTTGGTTAGGGTATTTAGCAACCCAAGCAATTTTTTTAGTCACTGGGTCAACCAATGGAATTTTCATAACTTCAAACAATGGGTTTTTTGCTAGACGTGCAACAAAACCGTCGTTATGTAGAAGGTTACCAATTACTACAAGTTTTGCACCGAAAGTAGCACGTGCAGGTAGAACTTCGGCATTAAACCACTGTTCTGTCTTATCACGATTTTCTTTTTTGCGTACCTGTTGTAAGTTTTCAGGGTCGTCAACAACAATAAGGTCAGGTCTGTTTTGTCGGTGGCGAATACCACGTATGTTCATACCACGTGAACGCCCTATTATTCTAACCCCATTTGAAAGCAGTAGGTTTGTGCTAGACCAACTTTCACCTATTGTTACACTTCCAAAGAAAAATTTTATAAACCTGTTGTTTTCTAATTCGTGACGAATATTGGCAATAGAAAGTTCCACCTGTTGGCTGGTGTCGTTAATAATCACAATGAACTTATACCTTTGTGTAAGTGAAGCCCACAACACAAGGGCAAGTGACCCATAAGTTGATTTGGCACTGTCACGAAAACCAATTATTTCAATTAAAGTTTTTGTTACGTCACCAAGAACATTTGCCAGTATTTTATGGAAAGGGGCTGACGCTAGTTGTAGGTAGTGTGGTAAACAAACGAAAACAAAACCGTAAATTGAATTTTCTGCAAGGGCATAAAGTTCGTCTTCTTTGTAAACTTTAATCTTCTTCATTTGGTACTATTTCTAAGTCGTCGGTTGCAAATGCTTCTGCTTCTTCTTTATTTGCCATACCTGCATTAAGAAGTGACAAAGCAAGCACTTCACGTTCCTGTTTATCAAGTCTACGTTCAATAGGTGTATCGTCTTCAAATCTAGTTTTAGGTGCAAACCCTTCAAAGTATTGCAACCAAACCATAACGTCACGACCTGTTGGTTTTTTAGACCCCCTAATTTGGTTATACAAATAACCCATTATTTCACCAGTCCTATCACGACCCCACACCCTTCTACGCTTTTCTACTTCCCTGTAAAAATCAGGTCTTTTTTTCCATAAAGAAAGTGTGGCAATGTTTACACCGTATTCTTCTGCAAAATCGTTTTGATTTTTCCCTTCCTTTTCAAGTTCAGTTTTGGAAATAAAGTCAATGAACGCAAAGTATTCTGCTTCTTTCTTGTTTCCCTTCTTACCTTTCTTATTTTCTGGTTTTTTTGTTACTTTTAAGGTATTTACTTCTGCTGTTTTCTGCTCACTTTTGCTATCTTTTGCTATCTTTTGCCCTATTTCTGCCTTCTTTTGCTTACTTTTACCTTCTTGTGTATTTCGTTTAGCAACGTCTAATAGCCCTACCTTTTTAGTTGCAGGGCTACTAGGTTCTAAAATATTCTTCTTTACAGAAAGAATATCGTTAATATTCGCACCTTTTTTAATTTTTGACATAAATTTACCTTTTGGGTTTGGCGTGATGACCATTACGTTTAGTAATACTATAAATACTATTACGAAAAATATGTGTTAATTATTCTTCGTAATTATAGGTTTTTTTGGTACTTTCAATACCTGCTCTAACTCTTTTACCAGTCTGTTTGAAGGCGACTAATGCTACCACTTTTCTAATTGCTTCTGCATTTTTGCCTTCAACACCTATACAACGTCCAGCGTCATTTTTATGAACACCGACATTTATTTTAGTAAACTCGCCACGTTCGTCAGTAGCCAACTCCGTGTTCAGTATTTTTACGTCACTTGGGTTATCTACAATATTCGTAAGTATAGCAAGTAAAATTTCTTCTACTTTTTCCATAAGGAACGATTTTTTTATTGCTTGTAAATTTAGCGTAGTTTACAGTTGCAGGGCGTTCCACCCTTATTGTCAAGTATACTTAATTCCACAGAAATTTCAAACTTTACTTACCTTTTTACGAAGTCATTGCTTCTATTTCATAAGAAAATAAATATTCCCATAGCACCTTACCGTCGTTAGCGTGTAATAAAATGTACCTTAAACCACGTTCTATAACATACTCAAAGCCAATTACAGTGTAAATTCTGTCACCTGCTTTTATTTTTTCACCTATTTGGTATTTAAGTTCAACTTGCATAAGTTATTTTTGAATTAAATGAACGTGGAAAAGTTTTACACTTCTTTTGTGTGGGGCTTTTATTTTCCACTCTCTTGGGTAATAATTTGCGACCAACTCTTGTAGTTTGCCAATACCTTCAAAAACGTCACCCTTGTAAAAAGCAGTGTAGTCGCTTGGGTCTTTGCAATTTTCTATAATTAACCAGTTATCAGTTTCTTCTATAACTTTGTTATTTTCTTTTAGAAACTGCACAAACTCACGTGAAAAATGGTCTTTTGGTGCTTTGCTTAATAATTTTTGGTATTCGTTTTCTGTCATACTGTTATTCTTCGCCTGTAACGTTCAGGGCTTTTTCGTTCTGGCTTGTAGTTATTACTTTAAATTTTTCTTCTGAAATTCTGAACCCACATTTTTTATGGAAAAGAACCTTGCCAACCACTGAAAGTCCAATAGTAAAATCTTTTGCACACTTAGGGCATTTATTTTTTCTTAAATTGTACCAATTTATAACTTCTAGTGTCATATTTGACATATTATTTTACTTTTTTAACTTCACACCCTTTTAATGTTTCATAGGTGCAGTGAAGACAGTGTACAGAAATGTCGGCAATGTCTTCGGTAAACTTTTCCAGTTTTTCTTTCTGGGTAAGTTTTTTGTCTTCGTCTTCATACCAGTCTGAAATGTCCAGTTCGTAAATTAGTTTAACTTGTACCTTCATATTTTGAATTTTTGTATATTGAGTATAGCACCGAAAAGACCAAAGCAATTCTAGTTTCCCTGTCCCACCTTCCAACCTTCCCACCTTTGGGAATTTTAACAACCTGTTCAGCAAGTTCTTGTAAATACTGCTTTATGTCTTCTTCGTCTACCTTCACCCAATTATTCTTCATAACCTTTTGTTTCTTCAAAGTAAGCAATTAACGAAGCCAATAATTTAAAGTCTGGGTAGAAAAAGTCACGTGCTTCTGTAACCTGCGTGTTTTGACCACAAAAGTCACAATTCCCACTATGGTAGGTGGAAAGACTATACGCTAATTTATCTGGTGACGACCTATATTTACGTAGACAAGTAACCACATTTGCAGAAACACCACACTCATAGCACACGTTTCTAATTTTTGAAATGTCTTCTAACAATTCTGGGCTTAGTTTTGGTAGTTTCATAATTATTCTTTACTTAAAAGTTTTAATAAAAAGTCGTCACTTTCGTAGTCTGGGTATTCGGTTTTGAGTTGTGCTACTCGGCTTATAATATGTTCTAGTAAATTTTCAACGCAACTATTTGCAAGCGACATTGTTTCAATTTGTTTAAGTTCTTTTTTCATAAAGTTTTAACTTTGGGCAACGCCCACTTCTTTTACATTGTGTCCACATTT